AGTCGTCACGTCGGTGGGAAGTGTCTCAGTGCCCTGAAACCCCGGCGGCGGGCATGTGAGCGTGATCGTCGTCGGCCCGAGGATTGCGATATAGGCGGCGCAGGAACGGAATGATCGCCCGCATGCCGTTACGGAAAGTGCAATTGCCAGCGCGATACCAACACGGGCCATCCGCTCAACTGGTCGGCCCAGCAATCGCGTAGTTGCTCGGCATGCCGATCTGCCGCGCCTCCAGGCACGGCCGCATCATCTCCGCCAGCAGCGCCAGCGCGGCCTCGCATTCTGTTGCACCCGCCTGCCACGCCAGCGACATCGCCGCCGCCTGCTGTCCCAGATAGTCCTGGTCGTGCAGCCATAACGTCGCCGGCGGCTCCGTCATCCCCAGCGTCGGCATCGTCGCAGCCCAGCACTCAACCCACGACCCGAATAGTGGTTGAAAACTAGCCGATCGATTCTGCGCTGTGTAGCAAGTTGGCACTGTTGGCGGCCAACCACTGCCTTCAGTCAGCCGTGCCATTGACTGCTGCACCAGCCACCGCAGATCATACAACCACGCACTCTCAGGGTGCAGCAGCACCAGCCACGCCAACCCATTCAGCGCGATATCTTCCTGCCACGGCTGATACAAGACGTTCGTCGGATCAGAGGCAAGCATGCGCAACACTTGCCTGTTGGGCTCACTGGTGTCGCCTGCTGTATCCGCGCGCCACAATGGCTCCCACCGGTCAATCGCTGTCTGCCATACGCTGCGTGGCAACAACCAACTTGGTGGGTTGTCCAACGATACCCTTGCTGCTTGTGCCAGTGTTCGCGCTGACCAGCCACTGTCACGCGGCTGGCGATTCGTTCCCGTGTGCACTGGCGCATTCTGCCCTCCCATCACAATGTGGGCGGCCTGCTGCTGCAATATCTCTAGGTAATATGGATCACCTGTCAGCAGATATGGCACATACTCACACGCAGGCATGTGCGCCGAATCAATTACCATCAACGACCCATACACCAACGCACCAGCCGCGACGCTCGCTGTTACTCCTGCTGTTGGTGTGCCATCCCATAGTACCACTGTGAGTGGTTCCAGTGGCAACGTGTTGCCTCGGCTGCCATCCAGGTCCATTGCCAGCGTGATCGTGCCGCTCGCCGGAATTGTCGTGTCCTGTGGTATTCGCAACTGCACCAGTGGCGTATCCGAACTGTTAACGAAGTTCCATTCCAGACCAGCAGGAGTTGTCGTACTCAGCTTCGTTCCTGGTGGGCCGGCCAGCGTCACATTCGCCTGTGGCGAATACGGCGAAACAGGGATCGACGGGTTCGCTCCATGTTGCTCCGGATAAAACCCGGCCGTGGGATACTCGACAATCGGATCAATGCACCGACCCGTCGCAGAATCATGATAATCCCACTGGAACGTCGCACCACCCTCTGCCTGCGCCAACAAATCCGCTAGTCCCTGCGCATCTGTCTCGTGACACAGATACCACCCCTGGCATACCGTCACCGGGCCGATATCCCCGCGACCACCGGTCTGTGGCTGATACGGCTCAAGTCCAGCCAATCCCAACGGCTCGTAGTGATAAGGCCCATAGTAAGAATCCGTGCCACATGTCAGCGCACCATCGAAGCGTGGCAATAGCTTGGTTGCGTATAAATCAGCGATCGGTGTTGGTGGGAACGGCCACGGCTTATTCATCCACCGCCATCGACTGCGCCATGCGTGCATGTCGACGCTGATGTCTTCACTCGTGCCTGCTCCATCATCCACTGTTGCGATATATGCCTTGTGGTTCTGCGGGTTGGGTGTTGTCACATCTCCCAGCGCCACAACAATCGCCAGCCAGTCGTGCTCAGCAATGCGACAGAAGTCGATCCGCATCGCGCCCTGCGTCAGACGCGTCCGCGTCATGTGAAACCGCGACGGCTTCCCCAGCAACGCCGCCAACGGGTCGTCAACGCCTCCGATATCGACAGCCTCAGCCTCGTCGAACGTCAGGGTATCAACCACCGTCTCAGCTCCGGCTGATCGTCACCCGCGCTCCACCCCTGCTCGGCAGCGGCCGCGTTGTCATCATGTCCAGCCGCAGGTGGATGCTGTTCGGACCGTTCGGCTGCGCCGCCTCAATCTCGAACGTCTCCGGCGCCGTCGTGATGGTCTGCCCGTGCGCTAACGTGTCGCTCACCGTGATGGTCGCCTGCGCCCCTGCCTGCGGCGGCTGCACCGGGCTCAACACCAGGCTCCTGTTGCCAAGGCCATCCTCCTCGATGCTCGCGCCGATCACCTCCCCATTGTCGTTCTGCACGGTGACCGTGTCGCCCACCGGAGCCGGCATCACCGCACCGTGCTGGTCCTGATACTCGATCGGAATCACGCTCGTGACGGTGCCGCCAATCGTCGTCGCCATAGATAGCTCCTACGGTGTCCCCAACGGGTCCAGACACGGCGCCTCGTTCCAGCTACGCACAACCCGCATCCGCTCCATCAGCGCCTCATACAGGTCAGCTCGCACATAACGCACCGCATCAGGCTTATCGCTCCACAGCGCCGCATGAAGGTCGGGAAACACCCAGATGTTCGTCGGCAACTCGCTCACCAAATACGGCCCCCACCAAACAACAGCACAATGACCAGGATCAGCAGGATCAGCCCGATGCCGCCGAATCCACCCCGGCCATAGTAGCCACTGCTGTAGCCGTAGTAGCCGCCAAAGCCGCCAAACAGCACCAGAACGATGATGACGAGAAGCAGCAGGTTCATGGCAGCAGCAGATATCGATTATCGGGATGGAGGATGCGCTCCCTGATGCTATCGCGATCAGCGAGAAGGCCATCCTTTAGGAGGCCGGCCTCAGCCTCATCAATCACCTCCTCAAGAGCGAAACAAAGCACATCCATCGCAGTTAGGGGGCCTGGACAGCCAGCTGCCTCAAGGAGGGCGACGAGGTTCATGGCGGCGTGAAGCTATCCAGCGTCTCGCGGTTGAGCTTCCCGGTCTCCTCGAAACCGTGCGCATGCTGATACCGGCTCACCGCAGCAGCCGTCGCCGGTCCCCACACACCATCAATCGGCCCCTGGTAAAAGCCATCTCGCGCCAGCCGGCCCTGCACGCCCTTGATCTGATCCCGCGTCGCCGAGCTGTCGCGGCTGGCCGCCTGCGCCTCTGTCCGCTGGCTCTGAGCCGCACTCTGGGCAGCACTCTGCACCGGCGGTGCAGGCGCCTGCGCTGCGGGCTGCGAAGGCTGGCTACAGGCCGCGAGGGCGAGGACGCTAAGGAGTGCCACTCTAAACATCTCGACCGACCTCCTGCCGCACCTGACGCAGCGCGTTCACGTCCTCCAGTAACTGCTTCACCTGCTCCGCAAGCCGCGACACCACCAACTCCAGGTGCAGCAGCCGCCGGTCAAGTTCTCGCGTGTCCACATCAGCCACGGATGATGAACCCGAACACGCGCCATCCCAGAATGAACAGGAGGATGAACAGCCAGATGCCGTTGAAACGGACATAGCCGGGGTTCCCCGCATACGGACCCCAGTATCCCCCAACGTGAAAGATGATCGCCAGCAGCATCAGCAACCAGAAGACAAAGCCGATATCCATCGCTCAGTCCGCCGCCATGTCTTGGAACAGGTCACGCATCCGCGCTTCTTCCGGGTCTTCCGCCGGCGCCCACGAGGTGAACAGCGGGCAGTCTGCCTCGAGCCTCGCGCGGCTCATCTCGACGTACTGGTGGCTCAGGTCGATGCCGATCGCGTGCCGGCCGAGGCGATCCGCAACCAATGCGGTCGTTCCGGCTCCCGAAAAGCAATCCAGCACCACACACGGCTGCGTCTCGGCACCGCACGCGCAGGAGGCAGCCCAGCCGCCTGTAACTCTGCGGACATGCTCATAGTTCTTGCCATCCAGGCGCCTGACACGATCAGCAGACGAGCCTTTCGCTAGGCCACCAACGTCATAATCAGCGATCCTCTCGTTGCGGCTATTAGCGGCGCTGTCGGATGCTATTTCCCTCACCCACGGCGCCCCGCAGGCCGCGCAGCAGCCCCGCTCGCTGGTGCCGGCACGGATGCAGCGCTCAGCCAACAGCGGCGGGAAGGTCGCAAAGTGCGCCTCGGCATACGGGGCTGTGGCGATCGTCCAGACGTTGCGCAGGTTGCGGCCACTCACCACGATGTCGCGAGGCTTAGCGCCAGGATATGTGCGGTTCTCGTGGCCCGTGTTCTTCTGCGTGCCGTCATAGGACACCACGCGACCCTCGTTAATCGCCTCCTCACGCACAGCGTCGCTGTCATAGTAGTAGCGGCTTCGCTTCGTCAGCAGAAACACATGCTCATGCGCTGACGTCGGCCTATCGCGGCAGCTCTCCGGCATCGGGTTCGGCTTCGCCCAGATAATGTCCGACCGCACCCACCACCCGTCCGCCTGCAACGCCAGCGCCAGCCGCGCCGGCATCAGCAGGAGGTTCTTTGCCGGCAACCCAGTTGATAACGCGCGCTGCTCACGAGCGCCCATTCCATTCCCGATGAAGCTGCGGCCCGCCGCCGCATCACCCACGCAGATGCCTGCCGCTTGCTTGTGGTCGTGCCGCCCTACTTCGCCGCTCGCGTAGCTATCCCCCATATTCACCCAGCACGTGCCATCGTCGCGCAGCACGCGCCGCACCTCGCGAAACACTGCCACCATCGCCGCAAGGTAGGCGTCCGGCGTTGGCTCCAGGCCGATCTGGGCGTCGATGCGCCGCGCACCGCATGAGCACACCCTTGGCGGCGTTGCATCGCGGTTCGTCCAGCCACTCGGCGGCGCATAGACATCGTGCTGCACACGGCTACGCTCGCTGATCCTGGCAACGCTGTGCTGACACGCCGCATCCCCGCCATCCCACAGCGCCGTGCCGTAATCGCGCAGGCCGTAATACGGCGGGCTCGTTACCACGCAGTGCACCGACGCATCCGCCAACGTCGGCAGCACGTCCCTAGCGTCACCCGTCAGTAGCCGGATCGTCACAGCGTTATCGCCCCCACGGCCAGCGCCGCGCGATGTAGGCCATCGTCCCGAGGTGCCCGATCAGCACGCCCACCACCAGGCCAAGCAGCAGCCACCAGATCACGGCGCTCCGCAGTGCCCGCAGACGCGGCCCCAGATGCGCGGCTTACCGCAGGACGGGCAGGTGATGGCAATCAGGTGCGTCATTTGACCTTGCCCCAACAGGACGTCCGATCGAGCGTTCGCGATACCCCGATTTGCTGGGCTTTCCGCTAACACCGCGCGCTAACAGACCACGTCTCAGAGGCTAATCGGACAGACCGGGCTTCGCCGCCTTGACCGCAGCCTCCATCGCATCGCGGAACCAAGCGGCTATCTCGTCCGTGTCGATGTCGATGTTTGGCAACTCCCGCTGCCGGAACGCCTCGGCCCATTTCTCTGGATCAGCGCCCACCGCCCGCTGGAACTCCGCTCCGCTCAGCCGCGTGTAGTCGGTCATGCGGCCTCACGCTGCGCCATGAAGTGATAGAACGCGATCTTAGCCAATGCCTTGCGGTTTATATTCCCGCCGCCATTGTGCGGGATGCGGTGGTACTTCCAAACAAAGTTATCAATCCCACTGCTAATTGACGAGCTGTCCTTGTACCCGAAGTGCCCGGCGATTTCCTTTTGCGTGATACCACTGCACCACTGCGCAATCGCGAACGCCACATCCTGGTCGGTCATTGCGGCTCATCATCCCACTTGGGCCATTCGCCGCGAGCCAACGCCTCGCGTATCTTCACCATCTGGGGACGGTTCCTTTGACGCTCACTCTCGACACGATACGTCTCGCAAAATTCCGCCATCTCGGCGCGCACTTGTTCCCACCCCTCCTCCGTAAGATCATCCTGCAATCGTTTCAGCACGAATGCTGCACCGTGCGCGAACAGACTTCTGCCCTGGCGGGTGTCGGTAAACAGCCGCTCCTCCCATTTGGCGACAGTCTCCTGAAATGCTTCCTCTGGTGTCACGCTACACGCCACCCTGCCGGCTCGCCGCCGGAGCCAGCACGCTCAAACGCCCTCGTCCAGGTGTCAACGACGACCGGCTTGACCGCATCGCGCACGAACGGCCGCGACATGCAGGCGTAGCGAGCGCTGTCCGGCGCGTGGTCCTCCATGTCGCTGTCTACGTCCTCTGGCCGTGCGTCGTCGTGCTGTAGCGCCGGCAGTGTGCGGATCAGATCACGGCTGGTGGAGAACAGCAGCAGCATCGGCTTGCCGTCGGCGTCGCCCTCGAGCCTGGCCCGCACCTGGTCCCAGCCACCCATCGCGCCACGGCCCGCGACGCGCTTGTTGTCCGCCGGCCGGAAGATAACGCCGCAGCCAATCATACGTTGCGCAATGGATGGCCCGCCGTCCTCGGCGAACATGGCGGGGTCAGCAACGCCTGTCATAGGCGCTGGGTCATCAACCTCGCGGGATTTAATGCCAGCGGCTATTGCCTCGGCCGTCATGCGCAGCCCGACGTTGGGCTCGCCTGGCCGCATGCCGTACCACTCGCGGTAGTTGACCAGTGCACCGCGGGCGATGTCGTGGAGGCTGCCATCAGACACCGCCCACCAGTGGCAGGCGAACGGCCGCGCCGATCCCCAGTCAAAGCTGCGGAAGCGCGCCCAATGCTCTGGTAAAGCCCTCGGTGCGATAACGTGTCGGGACATTTCAAACTCAGGGAAGAATGCGCCGCTGACGACCGACCAGTCCCCCTCAAGCCAGGCTCGCACCAGTTCAGGTGACCCAGACGCACGCAGACGTTGCACATAATCTGCGCCGAGAAACCTATTGTCTCCCACGCGGCTCGGGATGTAGATGCGCTCGAGCCCTGTGTCATCCGTCAGCACTTTCCATCCCATGGGCGCTGGATCGATGTAGCGCGAACGCAGCCATTGATGGCCGGGACCGCCGGGATTGCCTGTCAGCCGCATGCCAACCGGCACGCCAGCTCCGCTGCGCAGCGTCGCCATCAGCTTCATAATCGGCGTTGGCGAAGGGAAGTTGCCGGCCTCCTCGACGTATACACGGGTGTATGAGGCGCCTTGATAGGTCTCTGCGTCGCTGTCGCGCTCAAGATAGGCGTAGGTGATGCGAGCGCCATTCGGAAACACAAAGCGTCGCGGGCTGTATGTCGCATGCGCGCCGATCTTGCTGTAGAGGTCGCGAGCGCGTTCGAAAGTCTCGTCCAACTCTACGCGCGTGCGGCGAACCATTAAGCCGATAGCATTTTGGCCGTGATCAGCAGCGTGTAGAACCCAATCGCCAAGTACGCCGTCCGTCTTACCTCCGCCTCTGGCCCCACCGAACAGCACTTCGAAGATCGGGCAATTCACGAACGCCGATTGAGGGCCATTCTGTGGTTCCCAGACGGTTTGTATTTCCGGTTCGATGGTGAGTGTCAGAGTCATTGGTAGCTATTACATCTGGCTGCGAACGGTAGGAAACACCTGTATTTACTGATGCTCCGCACGACCATTCGCCTCATTACCCATAAATATACCCTTAACAGGTGCGCGCGATGCTCAGTCGTTCTCATCAGCGTCGATGGTTTGCGGTGCATGAAGCCGCAGCCAATCGCTGGCGCTTTCAACGGGTGATGGGCCACGAACGACGAACTGCACTGGATGGTCTGGATCGCCGGCGAGTTGCAGCGGTAGCACCTTGCCGACGAGCGTGAGGAACGCGGCTGGGTTGTCAATTGCCCGCGCCAGAAGATATTCACGGCCACCAGCATCCTCGAGGGCGCCGAGGATCATTGCCTTGACATCGGAGCTGAGTTTATTGGGCACTCCGGGCTTGCGACCGGCGCCGTGACGCCTGCCACCGTGTCCCGGCATGATTCACCAGTGTTCTTTTTCAAGACGCTGTCGCATGGCCAGAAACGCAGTCAACGGGTTGCGGCGCGTTGTTTAGCTGTCATGGCACCGCGCTTGGTTCCCTTCGCGGTTGCAGCAAGGGAGCCTTTCTTGAGGTCTCCGGCTCGCTGGAGGCTCGCAACTGCGATTGGATAGGCGGAGCTTTCCTTGACGCCGCGAGCCCGAATCTTACTCACCGCTTTGTCCAAGATGGCTGGCATCATTTGTCTCCGTTGGCGTGGTCGAATGCGCCGAGCAGTTGCTGCCTACGGTAGCCGATTTCGAGTCTGAGTGCTGCGATTTCCTGGTCGTCTGAGAGGATGCGGCCATCGAACAGGTTGCCGAGGACTTCGACCATGGCTTCGGCGAGTTTGAGGAGGAGTTCGCGATCCGGGTTCTCGCCGGCTGGCATCAGTTTTCTCCTCGTGGTGCGAGGGCATCGAGAGGGACTCGGACGGTGCGGAGGTGCCCGAGGAACATGACGGTGATGGTTGCTTCGTCGTGGTGTTGAGAGGTGACGACGGCGGGTAGTCCGGCGAAAGGGCCTTGTGCCAACGTACAGGCGGCTCCAGGGCGCCATGCGGCTTTGGTAGGGGTCAGGACGCGGCGGACGGCCTCACCGGCCTGTAGCGCCTCCACAGCGCCCGCGTTGACCCACTGCACTTCCGCCCCGCATCGGATGACGTCCCGCACGCCTGGTGTCTCGCGGATTGGCCGGCGTGGCTCGCTGCTATCGTAGCGTACGAACAAGTAACCACTGAAGAGCGGGGCGAGGATGCTAGTGGTGTGGGCGGTTCGCCCGTCGCGGCGTTTGGTGGCGTAGAGGGGGAGGAAGACGAGATATCCGCGGCGTTGAAGATTGGCCTCGGCCCAGAACTCGGCTTGTGGGTGAGTTTGGGCGACGATCCAGCCGATACGGTTGGAATTGCCGTAGCACCCGAGGTGGTCGCGGCTCACGGGCTCGTGGGTTTCTAACCGGCATGGTGGTGCGGCGTCAAGCATAGGGTAAGTGCGCCAATTCGCGCGCTAAATACCTGCGATTTTGCGCCAATTCCGCTTCGGACGGAGGGTGTTGCGCCAATTTAACAGGCCCTTTGGGGCCTGAATTGGCGCACCTCGCCCTCCGCGCGCCAATTCGCGCGCCAAAAAAGCCGATTCGTGATGGTGAATTGGCGCGCTTCATGTCGGTCTGTGGGCGTCGTTGACGGTGATGCCGGGGATATTTTTGCGGAATTTCGGGTGGCGGTACTGCGTCACGTAGAGCAGGCCGGACTTGATCCAGTCGTTGATCATCTTGGCGGCCTGTTTCTCGGTGACGCTGAACATTTCGCAGAGGACGTTGCCGCACCAGCGGTCGGACGACTGGCCGCGCTTGGAGGGGGTATAGAGTACGCCGGGCTCCGGCCCTGCCTTGATGGCATCGAGGGCGGTATTGAGTTCGTTGGTGGGTGCGGTGGCGAGTTCGTTATCTGGTGGCTGCCACGGGACGATGGCGCCGACGCTGTCGCCGTTTGGGTACATCGGGTCGAAGGTATTGCCGAGCTTGATGGAACGAAGCTGAAACCACCGGGCTTTGGCGGCTGGTGCCATGTTGCGCTTGGCGTCGTCGAGGCGGACGTAGGTTAGGCGGTCGTCATCGTGGATGCCGAACTCCTCGGCCTCGAACGCCGACATGGTGGTCATCAGCAGGCCGACGCGGGCGCTATCGGAGAGGGCCTTAGCGCCACGAGCGGCGTCGATGCCGGTGGCGTCACCTTTGCGGACATGGTGGACGAGGAGCACGGCGCAGTTGGTGGCGCGGGCGATGCGTCGCCAGACGGCGGCTGCCTGGATCATCTGAGGGTTAGAGTTCTCCTCGAGAGTGTGGCTCTCGGCGAATGGATCGCAGACGATGACGCCGATGCTGTTCTCGCGGATTAGGGCGACAAGGGCCTGCTCGTCGGGATTGGCGACATAGAATCCATTGTCGTCCCTGGCGGGAGCGGCGAGGGTGAGGCCATGGCCGTCGCAGTCCTCGAGGAATAGCTTTCCATCAAGGTCTTCGCGGCGGATCTTATGGGCAAGCATGACGGCGGCGACGCGGCGTTCGAGCTCGTCCATGGGGTCGTCGAGGTTGATGACGGCGACGTTGACGGGGGCGAAGA